GTTTCCCCTATAACGCGGCACCCTTTGATATTTCTCCGGAGGGGTATTTTGGAGAAAAGTTATTGATATTTTACTTTAGTGTTGAGTAAAGTCTATGAATCGGTTTAGTGCTTTTCGTCTTCTCCTTTCAACGAGGCCCTTTTACTGTTTTATAGGCTTTACTCAATGCTGAAAAGTGTTGCATAAGTAGTACAAAACTGTATAAATACTCAGTGAAAGGAGGCAGTAAGTTGTGCGAAAAAAATCGGAAGTTGGTAACAACACGGGTAAAAAAGGTTATAGGCCTGCGTTAACTCCCGAAGGAAGGGAGAATCAGTTGATAGCATTGGCGATTGATTGCGCCGAAGAGCAGTTAAGGAATGGCACTGCCTCATCTCAGGTAATTACACACTATTTGAAACTTGCATCAACAAGAGAGAAGGATCGTCTTGAACGTGAGATCTTAACTGAGCAAAAGAAGTTGATCTCAGCGAAGACAAGCGCTATCGAATCGAGCGAGAAAGATAAAGATCTATACATCAACGCTATCAAAGCGATGCAACGTTATAGTGGTAATGGAGATGAACACTATGATTAGGCGTTATTCGGAATTAAAACAACTATCTTCTTTCGAAGAACGTTTTAACTATTTGAAGTTAAACGGAACGGTTTCTCGTGAAACATTTGGTGTAAACCGATACCTTAATCAAGTTTTTTACAAGTCTGAAGAATGGCTTTCGGTTAGAGATAAGGTGATAACTAGAGACCAAGGTTGCGATCTCGGGGTATTAGATCGCGAGATTATTGAGTCTCCTATATTAGTTCATCACATGAACGTCATCGCCATGGAAGACATAGTGAATAAGACCGATTTCTTACTGAATCCAGACTATCTAATCTCCACTACCAAACCAACACATAACGCCATACATTATGGTACAACCGATTCATTGAAAAATTTTGTCTTTGATAGAAGACCAAATGACATGTGTCCTTGGAAAAAGTGAGGTGTAATAATTGGATAGTATACTTACTTCAATTAAGAAACTTTTGGGTATTAGCGAGGAAGATACAAGTTTTGATACTGATATCGTAATACATATCAATAGCGTATTCTCGGAATTGACTCAAATCGGTTTTGGCCCAAAAGAGGGCTATTCCATAACCGGTGCAGAGAATTTGTGGAATGAAATTGTTCCCGATAAGAAAACTCTCGAAATGGTAAAAACCTACATCTACCTGAAGGTTAAGATTATTTTCGATCCTCCGTTGAATTCCTCAACTCTTGAAACATATAAACAAGAAGTGCAGCGATATGAATGGAGGATTAATTCGGAAGTAGAATCTAAACTGTAAAGGTAGGTGAAATTCAAAATGGTTTCTAATGAGATTCAGCACCATGGTGTACTTGGTCAAAAGTGGGGCGTTAGACGATATCAGAATCGAGATGGTTCTCTAACTACTGCTGGTAAAAAGCGATATTCAGATTCTGGAGAGTCGAAGCGCAAGGTACAGACGACTAAGAAAAAAACGGCAGCTTCTGAGGAAAAACCAAAGCCAAATAAAGTAACCGAAATGACCGAAGAGGAACTTCGATCAAAAATAAGTCGTTTGGAATTGGAAAAAAAGTATCTGGAGCTATCTCAATCTTTGGCACCGAAAGCTCCAAACCATCAAGGGAAAGAATTTGTTAAACGAGTTCTTGTTAAATCTGGAGAAAATATTGCTACACAATTTGCAACATATGCATTGGGAAAAGGGGTCAATGCCGTTTTCAAAGGTGTGTTTAATGACCCGAACATTGTAAATCCAAAGAAAGGACAGAAAGATAAATAGTGATTAGCAATGAGTGATAAAAAATTATCTAATACAGCCGTCCCAAAATACTACGGGATGTTTCGTGATGCTGTAATTCGAGGAGAGATTCCAGTATGCCGAGAAATTTCTATGGAGATGAATCGTATCGATAGTCTTATAGAAAACCCGGGTGTATATTACGATCCAGACGCTGTTGAAGGTTTTATTGCATATTGCGAATCCGAATTGACTTTGACCGATGGATCGGATTTACATTTACTGGACACATTTAAACTGTGGGCGGAACAAGTTTTTGGCTGGTATTATTTTGTGGAAAGAACGGTGTATGAACCAAATGAAGATGGACATGGAGGGCACTATGTTCGTAAAATGATTAAGAAACGCTTAATTAATAAGCAATATCTTATCGTTGGACGAGGGGCTGCAAAGTCTTTGTATGATTCATGCATTCAGTCTTTCTTTCATAACATCGATACTAGTACAACACATCAAATCACTACTGCGCCAACAATGCGTCAGGCGGAAGAAGTCATTTCTCCTATATCGACAGCGATCGTTAGAGCGAGAGGCCCCCTTTTCAAGTTTTTGACGGACGGCTCAATGCAAAATACAACCGGTTCTAAGAAAGATAAAGTAAAACTTGCCTCGACAAAAAAGGGAATCGAGAATTTTGTAACAAAGTCATTAATCGAAGTTCGACCAATGTCGATTCATAAACTTCAGGGGCTTCGTTGTAAAGTAGCAACTGTTGACGAATGGCTGTCTGGTGATATCAGAGAAGACCCAATTGGAGCAATTGAACAGGGCGCATCGAAAGTCGACGGGTATTTGATTGTTGCAACGTCGTCGGAAGGCACTGTTCGAAACGGTAGTGGTGATACAATCAAAATGGAGTTAATGAGCATTCTTAAGGGTGATTACATTAACCCTCATGTTTCGATTTGGTGGTACAAATTAGACAGTATCGATGAAGTTGGTAGACCTGAGATGTGGCTGAAAGCAAATCCAAATCTTGGAAAGACTGTCAGTTACGAAACCTATCAACTGGAAGTGGAAAGAGCCGAAAAAGCTCCGGCAAACCGCAATGATATTTTAGCAAAACGTTTCGGTCTTCCAATGGAAGGTTATACGTACTATTTCACATACGAAGAAACATTACCGCATCCTAAAAGAGACTATTGGGGTATGCCATGCTCTTTGGGAATCGATCTTTCGCAAGGTGATGACTTCTGTTCGTTTACTTTCTTGTTCCCGTTACCAAACGGTTGTTTCGGTGTAAAAACTATCAACTACATTTCTTCCGTAACAATGACCAAATTACCATCTGCTATGCGATTCAAATACGAGAACTTCATGAAAGAAGGAAGTTTGATTGTATTAGAAGGAACTGTATTGGACATGATGGAAGTCTACGACGATGTGGATGATTTCATTGTTAAACGGGGTTATGATGTTCGATCTGTTGGTTACGACCCGTATAACGCAGGAGCGTTTATCAAACGTTGGTGTGATGAAAACTCCGAATTTGGCGTTGAAAAAGTTATACAGGGTGCTAAGACAGAATCTGTTCCTTTAGGAGAATTAAAGAAACTTTCTGAAGAAAGAATGCTCTTGTTCGATGATGAACTTATGACGTTTACAATGGGAAACTGTATCGTAATGGAAGATACGAACGGAAACCGTAAGTTGTATAAGAAACGATATGATGCTAAAATCGATGCGGTCGCAGCAATGATGGACGCATTTGTCGCATACAAACTTAACAAAGATGCATTTGAATAATAAAAGAGGTGCAAAATATGAGTAACCCGGAAAATATTAGACATTCCGGAGTAAAAGGAATGAAATAGGGTTACAACTACGGAGAACCTATTAGCGATAATGTCTCTGATTTCGCGAATGAACTTGGAGATAAAGGCACTGAACTTCTGGATAAAGGAAAAAACTTTATCGATATGTTCCTTAATAAAATAAAAAAATGAGGTGATTACCGTGAACAATGTTGTTCCCTACCAAGAGAACAGCGAACTGATGCATTATGGTGTTCTCGGAATGCGATGGGGTGTCAGAAGAAGTAGAAAGCAGCTAGAACGAGCTCGTACTAGTTCGGAACGTAAGGCGGCCGAAGACGAACTTAAAAAGTATCGAGAAAAAGGAAGTACCGAACTCTCGAAGCTACAAAAGAAAGGCGAAAAACTTGCATATAAACGTTATCGTCATATGCAGAAAGACGATATCAAGGCTGCAAAGTATGAAGCAAAAGCTGCCAAATACAGAAGCAAAAAATACAGAAGATTTACCTCGAAGGAGAAGGCGGACAAACTCGAATTTGAGGCTACAAAATTGGACATAAAAGCCAATAAACTTAAAACAAGAAGTGCGACATATAAAGCAAAAATCGAAGCGAACGACGCTATTATGCGAATGTTTGAAACTGAAATACGAAAAATCGATATGGCGCTCGCTGAAAAAGGTAAAAAATATCTTTCGGATTAAAAGCAGGAAGGAAGTATAGCCATGGAGCGTGCTACGTTTTTAATGCACTATGGTAAAAAAAGGAATGAAGGGGGGTATAGTGGCGGCACCGCAAACGGTAAGAGAACCGCAGTAGAAAAAAAGAACGACGGTTCTACTCGCAAAATTACTATTACAAAATTATGAAGCGGTATGCTGGAAGAACGAATAGGCTAAATACGCCTTTCAAAGAACTGTACTATTATCATTTGAAGTCCAGATCTGCTATTGATTTGGTGATTAGTCGTGCTTTGAGTGAGAACGGAATTTCAACGAAACCAAGTATGTAAACAGTTATTCTAAAAGAGCTGCTTAGTCGAGAGGGAACAGTGACGTGAAAATACCAAAAATAAAATGGATTCCTTTTGATAGTAATAATCCGCCAGCAAATTTAAATCCAGATGAAACTCTCCTAATTTTTCTTCGAGAAGATGACTATAACAACGGCGCTTCTTGGCGTTATTCGGTTGATGTAGCATCACCTTATGGAGATTATCTGGACAATTTTTGGACCACCGAAAACGATTGGCTTGAGGGACAGAGGGTAGAAGTGCTTGCTTATGCAAGGTTTCCGTATTATCAAAAAGAAACTGAATTGGAAGATACTAACGATTAAACTGGATGTTCAAGAATACTGTCATGGATGTGCCAATTTTACGGCTGACGTGAAGGAACCGGAAAAATATTATGCCGGATTTGATATTATTGAAATGACAGATACTCTTGTTCGCTGTGAACATCGCAAATTATGCGAAAACCTAGTTCGATATTTAAGAAAGCAGGTGGATCTTGATGGAAAATCCGAAAATCAATGAAGCCTGATTATTGGCGTTGATTTCTCCAAACAAGACGATGGTGTGCTTATTGTCCCGCCAAAAGAACGGAGAAGTTACAATTATCAACGCTTTTCAAGGTAAGGAAGCCTTTGATATTTATGGAAAGTTGATTACAGTCAAGAAAGGAGGGTAAAATTCAAAATGGAAGAACAAATCGGTTCCAGGTTTAAAAGAGCCTGGAACGCATTCTTTAATCGAGATCCGACCAATATGTTTCAAACTGAAGTAACGTATAGTTATCGACCGGATAGGGCTCGTTTAACAAGGGGTAATGAACGTTCTATAGCAACTTCGATTTATAATCGTATTGCGATGGACGTAGCAGCAATCACCTTCCAACATGTTAAACTCGATGATAACGATCGAATTTTAGAGTATAAAAATACGAAGTTAAATCGATGTTTGACGCTAGAAGCGAATTTGGACCAGACATCGAGAGCATTTATTCAAGACGTGGTTCTTTCGATGTTTGACGAAGGCGTTGTTGCTATAGCCCCAATTGATACGAGCACTAGTCCGATTATATCTGACGGGTTCGATGTGCTATCGATGCGAACTGGTAAGATTCTGGAATGGGGGCCTAAATCGGTAAGGGTTCGTGTTTATAATGAAAATAAAGGACGAAAAGAAGACATCGTGTTTCCGAAGAAGATTGTATGCATCATCGAGAATCCTTTATATGCTATTATAAACGAACCAAATTCTACCATGCAACGGCTTATCCGAAAATTGAGTTTGCTCGATCAAATCGACGAACAGAGTAGTGCTGGAAAACTGGATTTGATTATTCAGTTACCGTATATTATTAAATCGGATGCTAGAAGAGAGCAAGCTGAACGTAGGAGAAAAGACATCGAGAATCAGTTAGCGGGGTCAAAATATGGAATCGCTTATACAGATGGTACTGAACGTATCACCCAGTTGAATCGACCAATCGAAAATAACCTTATGAAACAGATTGAGTATTTGACAAATTTGGCATTCAGCCAATTAGGAATTACTCAAGCTATTCTTGATGGTTCCGCCGACGAAAAAACAATGTTGAACTACTACAATCGAACACTCGAACAACTCGCGCCCCCATTTCCCGAGAAAAGAAAAAAAAGTTTCTTACCCAACCCGCCAAAAAAAAAAAAAAAACAA